TAAGTTAGTTGATGATAGTTCACCTGAGCTATACCAGCTAGCATTTGTTGAGGTTGATACTGCAGTGGTTACAGATAGTGTTCTCCAGCATTCTGCTGTACCGTCTGACCACTTTCTATATGACCAGCCAGAGTCATTTAGTCTTTGTTCTACGATAGTAGGTACTGCAGCTTCATTGATAGTTACTGGAACATAGAAGGCAAAGTCTGTTCTACTCCAGTCAAAAATAGGTACGGCCGCGAGAATAGTGTTGACTTCTAAAGGCTCATGAACTACTTCGTCTGATACCATAATTCTAAGGTCATAAACGTTTAAGTATTTAAGACCGTGACTAGCTGCATTAAGGTTTAGAGTATAAGTATAGTCAGTGCCATTTAGTTCAAAGCTATTGCCGTAGTAAGAAGCACTTGTAGCATAACCTACATCGTAGTGATTCCACTCGCCGTTATTCTCAGCTATATCAAAGCTGATACGCATTTTATTTTCTTTAAGGCCAAAGTCGCCACTGAAGAATTTACCTGTGATAGTTACTGTAACATCTCCATCACCAGTCATAGGGGTTGCAGTAGCACTACTAGTAAGCTTTACGTAAGGAACATAGTTACCTACATTGGTACTAAACTGCATTGTCTCTTGATGAGTTCTACCATAGTTATCAGTGATAGCGAAGTCAAAATGTGCTTCTGTCTCACCGCCAGATACGGTTGTGAAGTCACCCGTAGGACCAAACTTATTAACGCCACCGTGAGTACAATATTGAGTCTCAATAGTAGCTCCCTTATGAGATTGACCGCCTGTTTTAAAGTAAGGTTTAGATACATATCTGACTAGCGTTCTATTATTACCAGTAAGATATTGTATAGTCTCTGCATCAGTATCATAAACGTCTGTATCTAAGGTAGGCATATAGTTTATGATACTTAGATTTACATAGTCAGAAGGCTCTCTATAAGTAAGACCATCATCTGTAGATACAGACTCAATAAAGAATCTCACTCGCTTTGTAAGTAAGCCTTGGTCCTGAATGGTCCAGAGTTGCTTTATCTCATCTTCTGTAAAGGTAAAAGTATGATTGCCTGCACCAGTAACCTTATGTAAAGTAGTAGTCTTAGTATTAGCAGTTCCGTCTAGTGATAAATAAATATAACCAGTAGTACCGCTAGGCACAGCATAACCAATTACCGGCGAATCTTCATCAGTAAAGTCAGGTGCAGAAGTTATAATAGCGTGCTTAGAAATAGGGTCTAATGTGATATAGTCAGTTCCAACACTTCCACTATAACCAAAGTTCTCTGTACTCGTTGTTGGTGTGGTGTCAGGTAAAAATACATCATCTATACGTATACTGCATGAAAAATAACCTGTCTTAGTTCCATCTGCCTCATGAGGTACTACGGTAGTGCCGGATGCTATAGTTTTAGTTTCACCTACTAAAACTTCTATATAAAGATTATCTAGTGACGCAAAGGTCTTGCCACCATACGTTAACTTAAAGTCTGTAAAGGCACTGCCATAACCAGTATTACCTACAACAATACCAGTAGCATTTTGCATCCAAGTGTTATTACTAATATATCGGCGAGTGTACTCAAAACCTTTTAATTGTACTTTTACTGACCAGTCAATCGTACTCGAACCGCTCACAATGTCTTGGCTTTTTATAGCCCAGTCTAAAATAAATACAATATCGCTTTCTGTCTCAGTAGCAGAGTCATAATGCTTATCAGCCACGTCAAATACACGATAATACTTATGTGTTCCCTTATTCATTTATTAACCTCCTGCTTTACCTATCCAGAAGCACGCAGTTCTATTTCCACGGTCTTCCATTCGGCTATTCTCACCAATAATAAGGAATGTATAAGCATGTAAGTCGGCAGCTTTAACACCTTCACTATTAGCTGTTAACACTTCTTTAGTGTGTTCATAGATTCTCATACCATTTTCAGTAACAGTAGTGTTAATGCTACTGTCTGCTGCACTGATATTTAAACCTTCATCATCAAATGTGTATTTCTTAGAAGAAGTAATAACCTTGTCAACGCCTTCTTCTATCTTCTGAGCTACTGTAATTTCTACAGCATCTTTATCTAACTTAAGAGATACGTCTTTAGATAGAGTATCAATTCGGCCGTTAGCTTGGTCTGATACATGTTCAATGTCATCTTCTAAGTTAACTACTTTTTGTTCTACAGAAGTCACTGAAGCCGCTATCTGTCCTGAAGTTACCCTAAGTGAAGCTACATCATTTTGAATAGTTTCCTGAGTAGCTACCACTTCACCCAAGTCATTAGAAATGGTTGTAGTAGTTTCTTTGAGTGTACTTACTTCCTGATTGATAGCCTGAGAAGTAAGCTGTAGTTGAGATATATTCTCAGTGTGCGTTGAAGTAGTTGCTTTAAGGTTTGCTATATCCCCTTCAATATCACTCAAGTCGATACCTTCAAGAGCTTCTTCAATCTTACCGGGAAGTACCTCGTTTACAATGTCGCCTACATATAAAGTGATATTCTTCTCAATCTTATCTACACGAGCAAAAGTCTGGTTAATCTTCTCACCGATAGTAATTGGGTTAGCAGCTGTAGTTCTATCAGTGTCAGGGTTATACTCCCAGTCAGAATTCTGACTGAAGCCGCCATTGTAGGTAAATGAGTCTTCTAAGATATAAGTATCTATATATGTACCGGCTTCTTTAGTCTCTACCTTAATCTTGTCGCCAATCTCAGTTAAGAAATTACCACGCCATTTAAGAGTAAACGGAACTATAGTAAGTCCGGTTATTCTGTTTATAGATGCCTGCAGAAGTACGTCAAGGTCAGTTCTGTTATTCCAGAATGGATTCTCTCTAACATACTGAGTGATACCAGTGTTATCACCCGCGAATAAGTTCTCACCGAGTTCAGTCGCACTCACTATCTTAGAAATAGTTACTGGCAGACCAGTGGTAAGCTCAAAGTAATCTTTCTTGTTGACAGTAAGTACCGCATCACTGCTCTTATCTAGTCTCTTAAATACTAAATAGTCTCTGTAGTCAACATAATAGATAGTTTGAGTAGCTTCCGCGATTGAATTTAATACTGCTCTTAAGGTTGTATCGTCCGTTAAATTTGCGCCTTTTTCATAGCTTGTATCAAAACCGGCTGTAACCACAAATCCGGATAGCCCCAGAAGGCTCGTAATTGCCCTTACAACGTCTCTTATTGTATAGGGAGTAGAAATACCTAGCTCACCATAAACGTGTGATATAGACGAATCTAGGGCGTCGTAGGACGTTACTGTAATAATGCTTGTCTTCTCGTCCCTTACCGCGTCCTTAACATAAAATGATGGACACACTCTTGCATAAGCACTTGTGCTATTAGCTCGGAACGAAGTTTGTAATTTGTTGCCTTTCAGAAAAACTAACTCACCGGCTTTATCCACGATTTTCACAGTGGCCTGTTGGCAAATGCCATAGCCGAAGAATTTACCCTTCTCACCGATTCTTGTTACAGTGATTTCCTGTAGTTTGTCAGTCGGTAGAAATGTATCTAGTAAGGTAGAGCCGTTGTATAACCCTACCTTACCTTCAATCTTTCTGAGAAGGGCATCATTCATGGTTGAGTAATTGCTACTAATCATAAATGCCCCTCCTTATAGTTCTATAAAGTTTAAACTCATTGGTTTATAAATAGTCTGGCTAACATTGTAATACTCAGGTTCCGGAGTACCTGTGTAAGTGCTAGCTGTCTGAAGTGTATTAGTTCGTGGGTCTAAGTAAGATATACTAACTTGGAAGTTTGCTATAGCCGCGAGAAATTCTTGCATCTCCGCGAATGTAGTATGTCTTAGAGTTACGTATATCTTTCTTTTCATGTTTATAACGTCTAGCACAGTATCACCTGCAGCATTACGGCCGCTGTTATCACTTACTAGCGTTTCATAGCCGACCTTCAGGGCTGAAACCAGCCCTGAGAAGTCTTTGCTACCAATTTTAAATATTGTCATATTACCCTCCTTATCCCATCACTAACTGGAGTGCACCAGTCTGTCTAGTGATATTGTTTATAGAGTTGATATTTGCCCAGCCAAGTTCCTTACCGTCGAGCATTAGGACAATCTTAGAAGGTCCGCTAGTTCTAGATAAGAGTTTGTCTACGAGCTTATCCATCCAAGCAGTGTTATTCTCAAGAGGAACGACTGCTTCTTTACCTTGCTCACCAATCATAGCGAGCGTAGCACGGTCAACAATACCACCTTTAGCAAGCTTAGGAATCTGAGGTACGCTGATAGTAGGCAACCAGCTAAAAGGTTTAATACCAACAATCTCTACGTTCTTAATACTTCTAAGGGCAGAGTTAATGCCGTCAAACGGAACTTTAATGACTTTGTTGATACCTTCAATAATCTTATTAATAACAGCCTTTAAGCCACTTAAGATACCGTCCTTGATACCATCAAATATCTTACCGCCTGTAGAGAATACATTCTTAACCTTAGTCCAAGCAGCACTGAATGTGTCGTTGAACCAACCGCTTACGTTACCAAAGCCAGCTTTAATGTTGCTCCATACGTTAGCGAAGCCTGTCTTAGCATTCTTAAATGCGTTAGTAGTGTTAGTGTAAGCATTACTGAATGTAGTGCTGAACCAGCTACCAGTAGCACTAAATGCGCCCTTAATATCAGACCATCTATCACCAAACCAGCTACCAACTGACTTGAATGCACTATGTACACCGTTCTTAGCCGCAGTGAATTTCTCACTAAACCAAGTACCAACATTACTGAATGTGTTTCTGATACCGGCCCAGAGGTCCGCGAACCACTGACCAACAGAAGCCCAAGCAGACTTAATGCCTTCCCAAGCATTTCTAAACAGATTACCGAACCACTCAGCAACACCCGCGAAGATGCCTTTGATTAAGTTCCAGATGTCTCCGAAGAATGCACCTGCTTCAGTGAACGGATATTTAATAGCTTCCCATGCAGCCTGTGCAATACCCACAATAACGTCCCAGATACCGCCGAAGATATTCTTAATACCTTCCCAAGCTTTTTCCCAGTCGCCTGTGAATACGCCAGTAATAAACTGAACTAAGCCCTTAATAACATCAATGACACCACCGATAGCATCAGCAATAAAGCCGACAACTTTTCCAATGTGTTCAATTAGACGGTCTAAGTACTGTTTAATGATAGGTACGATATTAGCTACAATCCAGTCTACAATAGGTGCGATAAACTCATTGTAGAGTTGTAGTAAGCACTCGCCGATTTCCATTACAGCATCTACAAACTTTCTATAGACGGGCTCAAGGTGCTCATTCCATAGTGTCTGTATGGTCTTAGTTACCTT